TAGCTCAATTACCGTGTTTGAGGTATCAGCATGACCGATTACACCGCAGTCCTAACCGCCAATTACCCCAATGACCAATGGGCATTAAATAACAATGATTACAACACGCTGGTTTGGTATTCCGATACGCCCAAACCGACACAGGCCCAACTAGACGCCGCATGGCCGCAAGTCGACTACGACAACCAATGCGAATTGGTGGCAAATGCGCGCCGTCTCGCTTATGAGCAGCAATCAGACGGCTTGTTTTTTGAATGGCAACGCGGCGACGGCACAGAAGCCGCATGGCGTGAGGCAGTAGCACAAATCAAAGCGGCTAACCCGTACCCACCAACGCCATGAATAACGCGCAGTTAGAGACCGCTGACCAAACAGTTATTAAAGTATTTAACCATGAAATTGTTGCACTGTTGGGTTAGCGCGATTCTTATGTTGACGGCCTGCCAAACGACGCGCGTCAACCACGACAAAGGCATCACACGACCGACGTACTGCTACCCAGTGGACAGGTGCTGACGATGCCGTTCCGTCGAGAGCGCTACACATCGGACGAGCTGCACGCTAGGCTCATCGTTACCGTCGGCGTCATCCTTGCACTCGTGTTCAGCGTCATGGTCATCGGAATCGTCATGGGCCTGCTGTTCATCTCGCAGCCGCTTGAGCAGTCGCCCAACGACGCCGCGTTCATCGACCTCATGTCAACAATCGTGGTGTTCATGACCGGCACGTTGAGCGGCCTGGTCGCGGCAAACAACATCAAAAACAGACAGGACCCGCCGAAACCGTGACCACGCCCTACGTCGTCACGACGTACCCTGTGATGAAGCACGGCCTGCCAGGAACGAGCAAGTGGGCCGAACTCGCAGGCAAGCACTCAGGCGGCGCACTTTGGAACAACGGCACCTACCAAATGCGCGACATCCGAGGCGGCAACACAATCAGCAACCATGCGCGCGGCGTCGCAATGGACCTCTCGTACCGATTCATGGAGTCAAAAGGCCTGGGCGTGTCGGACGGTCGCATCAAGGCGGTCAAGTGGCTGCAGCAGGCGCTCGACAACTGGCAGGTGCTGGGCATCCAGTGCGTGCTGGACTACTGGCCCAAGGAGTACGGACGCGGATGGCGTTGCGACCGCGTAGGCGGCGGCGTCCCCAAACCGCACGCAGCCGAAGCCTGGGTCAAATACGCCCAAAAGACGATTACAGGCGCCCCAGGCGGCGACTGGCTGCACATAGAAATCACGCGCGAGCTGGCAGAAAACCCCGCACTGGTCGAACAGGCCTTCAGAAAGGCATTCCCCACCATCGCATGACGCTCCACTAAGGTCGAGGGCAACAACTCAACAGGGAGGGCAGCCCATGTCGCAACCACTAGACGACGCACGACCAGTCATCATCCTCTACGAGGTATTTACCGGCACGCAACCTGACGGCACGCAGGTTATGGTGCAACTGTTCCGCAAGAAAGGCACCGACGAAAGCATGTTCTGCCAGATTGCATTCCGACCAACGACCTGGGACTCGTGGGGACCGCCGCTACGCCTCGACGACCGACACCAGTTGACCCACAACATCGAGGCGCCATCGTGACCGCCCTGACTAAGATGATGCTTGCAGCCTTCGCAGGTCTGTACGCCTGGGTCGTAGCGATGCCTCCCTCCCAACTCGGCCCTACGCCCCAGGCGGTACCTGCCACAACCGCCGCCACAGCGCATTACAGGCCCGCTGTTGCGCCAACCAGCCCGACCCCCACCACGACAGCCCCCCTACCGGCGGCGGGCGACTGTGAGGGCTGGGTCGGAGTCGCCTACGGCATCGGATGGCCTGCAAGCGAACTAGACACCCTCAAACGCGCCATGCAGCTCGAGTCATCCTGCGACCCCTACGCGCTCGGGGACGACGGCGCCAGCGTCGGCCTCATGCAAATCCACATGCCGTCATGGTGCGTACCGAATCGCAACTGGCCCGTCGGCTGGATGCAGCACTACGACTTGGGCATCTGCGGCGAGCTGTGGCACGGTCCGACGAATCTGCGTGTCGCGCTGGCAATTTGGGAGGGCTGGGCCGGCTCGACACCTGGCTGGCATCACTGGCACGCGCTGCGATGACGGATTTGTATGTCATCCTTGCCCTAGCGTTCGCAACACTCATCACAGTATGGGCAGGCACAAAATGAAACAGGCACGATGGCAGGACTTCGAGCGGCTGGTCGAGGACATGGACGCAATCATCGAAGGACCAGGCTGGGTCAACGACCACGTCGCACTCGTCTGTGCGCGCGCACTCACCTACATCTACTGGCAACGCCAATGCATCGAGGAGGTCAAGTGCGACCTTGCAACACTCAACAGCCAAGTGCAGGCGCTGCAGACCAACCGATGAAAGGCGACTACAACCCTTACTTCGACGTCAGGCCGCAAAACCTGTCATTCGTTGCCGACCTGCAAGTCGGCGAAAACGCCGAAAACACATTCGTGGAGTTTCTGCAACTTATCACGACCGGCGACGTCGAGGTCAAGTACGACAGGTACCGCAACGGACGAATGTTCGTAGAAACCGAACAATGTCCGCGCGGCTATTGCACATACATACAGTCGGGAATCAACGTCACCAGGGCAACGTGGTGGGTCTATTTCATTTCGCCATCTGCCTTCATTGTCGTGGCGGTCGAGCGCCTGAAAAACTACCTACGCGCCAACTACGACGAACTGTTGCGCGCTGGCAAGAAACAAACAGGCACTAGCGACAACCCCGCTCGTGGATTCTTGTTGCAACCCCATCAAGTGCACCACCTGATGACAATGCGCGAGTACGACATACACAACAACTAACTATGCAACACCCCACCTGCAACATGGTGGACTAACCACAACGGAGGCAGCAATGAGTTGGGACCTGAAGGATTACGTCGACGTGCCGGCGCGACTCAAGATGTTGGCGGACAAGTTCCCCGACGTCCGCATCAAGGAGGATGCGCCGCGCATCATTCAGATTGGCGACAAGACGTTCCTCGAGGTGCGGGTAACCGCATGGCGCACACCCGATGACACGCTGCCTGCCATCGCGTTCTGCTGGGAGCCGTACCCTGGCACGACACCGTACACACGCGACTCCGAGCAGATGAACGCAGCGACGTCGGCCCTCGGTCGACTGTGCGCCATCATGTTGCCTGGCGCGTTCGCCAAACAGGCGTCGGCAAACGAAGTGTTTCATCGTGCTGGTCCGCCGCGCTCATCAGGTCCGATTGGCGGCGAGGAACCGTTCCCCGACAACGGCAACTGGCGCAAGAACCCGAAACTCAACGAGATGGTCGCCAAAGAGCAGCAATCGAAGGCCGAGGCGTCCGCGAACTCACCGGCGACAGGGCCGCAGAAAAAGATGCTTGGCGTCACGGCAAAACGCAAAGGCTTGACAGAACCCGAGGACCTGCGTGTATTCTGCGCGGACACAATCGGGAGGGACATCGTGAGCGCCAAGGACCTGACGAAAGCGGAATGCTCGAAGGTCATCGACGCGCTGATGCAACTGCCTGACAAGACGAACAACTGAAGTACGCCGATTGCATCGGTGCCTCCAGGCGGCGTGACCTGGTGCAGGTGAAAATCCTCGACGACTAACACTCGCCAGTTCGCCCTTCAGACAGGCATGGCAAGACCGCGCGCATGAACGGCGACGCGGCAGTGTGACCCGAGCGTAAGTCGGACGGAGCGGGACCCAGGGGCCGTCCTGCAGTAAAGTCAATGCAACACAGCGAACATGAACACACAAAACAAAACAGGGCAGCACGACCGGACACGACAACAAACTCGCAACGTCGCGCCCAGGGCAACCGAGCGCAGCGAGGGCGCCAGGACAAGCGAAGCGCGTCAGCGGTAGTCCCCCATGCCGAACAAAACTCGAGGCCGTCGCAAACAAACCGCGCAATACAAACGCAACCGCGCAGAACTACTACGCGACGCACCCACCTGCCACTGGTGCAAGAAACGCAAAGCAACACAGGCCGACCACCTAGTCGAGTACGACAAAGGCGGTAGCGACGCACTCGACAACCTCGTACCTTCATGCGCAACGTGCAACGGACGACGCGGTGCCAGGTACGGCAACGCCAAACGACAGCCCACACGCAAACGACCCCCATCCGACAAGCCAGTTGGTTTGGATTTGAAACAGAGAAGCCCCTGACGCCCATCAAACTCTGTCTTGCCCAAGAAACCAAAGGATTCCGCACACAACCGTCATGACTTGCCGCGATTGGAAACGATTGTGTCGGATGCCGCCGGCTCGTATGGGCCTGCCGTGACAAAGTGGGCGCTCGACTACCTAGGCGTGACGCTGATGCCGTGGCAGCAGCACGTTCTGCAGCAACAGTTGTCGTACGACAAGAGCGGACGCTGGTGCAACCGTGTCGCGCTGGTGTCAACAGCGCGTCAACAGGGCAAGAGCGTGTGCATCGCCGCAACAATCGGTTGGCTGCTGACCGAGTATGCACAGATTGTCAACAGGCCTGTGCGAATCGTGTCGTTCGCGCACCGGCTCGACATTGCGGTCGCAATGTTTCAAGACTTGGCGCCTGTGCTTGAGAAACATTTTGGCGGCGTGCCGACGTGGTCGTACGGACGCACGCAGGTCGTCATCAACTTGAGCAAGTGGATGGTCAAGGCTGCGCGACCGTCTGCGCCGCACGGACTGTCAGGCGTCGACGTGCTGATTGGCGACGAGCTGTGGGGTATTGACTCCGACAGCCTTGACATCGGATTCATGCCGACGCAACGCGCGGTGCCAAATCCGTTGGCGTTGTTCTACTCCACCGCCGGCACCGAGGAATCGGTTGCAATGTTGCGATGGCGTGAGGCGGCGCTACGCGGCATTGACACCGGCGACGACGTCGGCATCTACCTGGCGGAATACTCACCGCCGCCAGACGTCGACCCGATGACCGCCGACGCCTGGGCGTACGCCAACCCAGCACTCGGACACACCATCACGCTTGAGTCACTGGAGGCCGAATCGCACGCACCCAATCGCGCGGCGTTCCTGCGTTCTAGTGTGAACCTGTGGACCCAGACGGACCAGGGCTGGCTGATGCCTGGCCTGTTCCAGGAATTGCGCGCAAAGTCGCCGCCGCTACCAGGCGGCGTCATGGCGGTCGAGGTCAGCATGGACGACGGCAGGTACGTCGGCGTGCGCGTCAACGTCAACAGTCACGGACAAATGACTGCCACCGTCGCGTTTATGGTTGACACGATTGCGGCGTGCTGGGAGTCGGTACACAAACAAATCGCCGACAACCCGCAACTCGTTCTGGCAATCACACCAACGCTCGACGTTTCTTGCCCGACCGACATACAACGGCGACGCATCATCGTTGGCTACAACGAAATCTGCAGGTTTACCGCCGTCGTCAAACAAACCCTGCAAGAGCGGCGACTGTGGCACACCGGCGAGACGATGCTCGCAGAACACGTCGGTCGCGCGGTCGCGGTACGCACCACAGGCGCCATCGCCCTGTCGTCAACGAAATCGCCAGGCCCGATTGAGTTGGCGCGCTGTCTCGTGTGGGCCGCAGGCATCGCGTCACGACCAGCGCCCGCAGTGCGACGCGCCATCGTTGGCACCGCAAAGGCACGCAACGTCGCCTAATCTGTACGCATGGCATTGTTCACGCGCAAACCTGTCGAACCTGCAGTCAAAGCCGCAGCCGGCGCAGCGGGCAACCCGCTCGTCGGCAGTTTCATCAACTACACCACAGGCGCCGACCGCACCGTCGCGCTACGCAACCCGACAATCAGCCGCGCACGCGACCTCATCTGCGGCATGATTGGCTGCCTAGAAATCAAACAGTATGCGCGCGTGTTCAACGACGACAACTACGAATACATCGACCTGCCACCCGACACTTGGTTCCAAAACCCAGACCCGAACGTGACACGCAACTTCATCATGTCGTTCACCGCCGACGACCTGATGTTCTACGGTCGCGCGTTCTGGGTCGTGACGCAACGCGGCGCAAACGGATTCCCGACGGCGTTCACATGGATTCCTGCAGCCGACGTCACGACCTGGGACCAGGCCGGTCCGCAATGGTGGGGACCGTCATCGCAAATCTATTTTCAAGGCATACAACTCGAGACGCGCGACGTCGTGCAGTTCCTGTCGCCGATTCCCGCGCTGCTCG